TACCATCGTCCATTGTTAATGGATTGCCGTCATTATCTTCACCGTGCAATTCAAACATACAGATGATTTTGCGTTGCATCTTCTTTTTGCCCATCCATTCTGTTGTTTGGGTGCCAATATCAATAATGCGATATAGACGTGCCAAATAACTGCCGGCTGGGGCAATCTTAAATTCTGTTGTACCGCTACTGTTTCTTTTAGCAACTATCATTTTTTCTTCACTTTCCAAAAATTGTTCCAAATTCATTAATCACGTCACGTAACAATGGATTAACGTGGCTATTACGAGGTTTTCCACAAGCTTGACGGATGCAATCAACTTGTTCTTGGGTTAAATACTCGGTACTAAATTCCATGTCATCCAAAGCTTTTTCTAGGAATTCTTCATGTTCCAACATTAACTGGCTTAATTCATCAACCATTTTTATTTCCTTATTCAATCACGGCACCATTGCCGTACTTACAAATTTAAAGTAAACTTTAGTAAAAGTAAAGCAATATTTAGCAAAAAAAGGAAAATAAATGAATGATGCTCAAATCATTGACCTATTGGGCAAACCAGCAAAAGTAGCAAAGTTATGCGGTGTAACAGTTCAAGCGGTATGTCAATGGCGCAATAACAATGCAATTCCACACGGTCATTTAACAATAATGGCCGCGACCATTGAACGTGAAAGCCATGGATTAGTAACTAGAAAAACGTTGTTTCCAAACAACTGGTGGATTGTGTGGCCTGAATTAAAAAATATGTGATATAGTTTTGCCTATCAAGGACTGAAACACTTGGATTAGGGCTTTAGGGGTGGTTTTGTGGGTTTAGGAAATGAGATTAGAGGCATTTCTTAAGCCGTTTCAGCACAAAGCTACCCCTAAAGCCCTTTGTGTTTTTGTCCCTGTCGTTCTGATTGGGGATTCACCACCACCAGCGGTCAGAATAGAAGCGCTACTGGGGGATAAGGAATGTAATAGCGCAAATGCCGGTGGCGAAGTTAGTGCCGGTTTCCTGAACGACTGACGGGTTAAGTGGCTCCGAAAAGCAAACTTATTAAGGCAACCTAGGTGGGCTAGGTTTGTCCACCAAAAAGCAATAATTTATATATATCAATATCTATATGTATAAAAATCCAGTAAATCTATACATATTGCATAAAAACAACATTAGGGAAAGTCCTAATAAAAAAGATTTGACAACTAAAGAAAACTTTAGTAAATTACTTATACGGTGATTGACCGTGATAGATAAAAGGAAAGAAAAATGAAAGTTACAAACATCCAATCAGTTACAAAACCTGACTACAAAGAAGAATATTTAACAATGTCAACTGGCCACGTAGCAACATTGGTTCAGTTCAATGACGGTACAGAAGAAATGCACCTTCATTCCAAAACCGGCAAACGTGTTCAAGTTGGCAACACTAGCTGGCAAGCCGCTGAACGTGCTATTTGGAATACAAACCCAACACGTAGCAAATTTTAATTGGGGGCGTTATGAGTGAATGGAAAAAAATTACAGTTTATGTTGTTAAAGCTGACGGCAAGTTTATTGACCAAGTTCACACCAAAGAACGAGCCGAGCAAATAGCGGCAAAACACAAAGCCAAGGGTTGCAAAGTAACAATTAAAAAATCTATTGCCGAAACAATGGCAGTTAGCTTTGGAGTTATTTGATGTTTGACACCTTTTGGAAACTATATCCCCGGAAGGTGGCCAAGCGCGCCGCCCAAGGGGCATTTAATCGCCTGACTAAAGACGAACAAGCCCAGGCCGTAGAAGCCATTGAACAACACGTGGCTTACTGGAAACTTAAAGGTACTGAATCAGACTTTATCCCCCATGCAAGTACCTGGCTTAATCAGGGCCGTTGGGAAGATGAATTAGACATGACCCCAAAAGAAGTAAAGCGCCCAGCATTACCTTGGTATAGTACCGATGAATTGACTATGGCCAAAGGCCGAGAATTGGGACTAAATGCTTATGCCGGCGAATCTATGGGACAGTACCGACAAAGAATCCAACAACACATTGGAAAGATGGCGGTATGAGTGCGAAGTTAGACAACTGCTCAAATACCGTGCCCAACTTGGGCTGGTGGGTTTCAGGGCATATTTTGAAAACAAAAGTTTTGACAACCGCAGACAAAAACTTGCTGGGGACTTTTATGACCAATGGAAAAAAGGCAATCGTGGAAACATTTCAGGACAATGGCTATGAGCCAATGACACTTGACCAAATAGCATTAATTGAAGGTGTAAGCCATCAAAGAGTAGCTCAAATATTAAATAGCGCATTGCGTAAATTTCATAAAGCAATGTATGACAAAGGTATAAAAAAAGAGGATTTGTTATGAATAATGAACCAGTAGCGTGGATGGTAGATGGAGTGCTTTTTAATAGCTTGGGTGCGGCATTAAACATATCTTTTGATATTGAACAGCCTTGTATTCCACTCTACACCCACCCAGCAAAGGCACTAACAGAACAAGACTTGGATAAATTGGTTAAAGATGCTGAAGAAAGCGGTTATATGGATATGTATATAACAGGTCTTATTGATGGATTTAATAATGCTAGAGAAATACTAAAAAAGGCACAAGAGAAATGAAACCTGATACCAGGGTTGTTGACCCTAATGATTGTGTAGATTACCTTTATGAATACGCACCGGAATACGCTAAAGCTAAAGGTGAACTTGCTGAACTTGAAGCATATAAAAGTTCATTAAAAGCGATTAAAATGAAACAATCGTCCGAACAATCTTTGGGCGCACAAGAACGTGAAGCATACGCCAGCCAAGAATATCAAGACTTGTGCAAAGCTATTGGCGCCGCAACGTATAAAACAGAAATGTGGAAATACCGTTTGGAAAGTGCAAAATTACGTTTTGAAGCGTGGCGCACTCAAGAAGCAAGCAACCGTAATTTAGAAAGATTAACTAAATGAACAACATTCCGCATATTGTTGATACTGGAGCAAGTATTAGCAAAATTGATGAAGCGTTTGAAGAATGGAAACCTATTTTAAAACACATAATGGAATACAAATTGCTTCAACAAGAAAACGAAACATTAAGAAGTCAGATTAGATTTTTAGAACAACAAGTGTACGGCGGAACAACCAAATGAACGATTACTGCGAACCTTACTTAAACATACAAAAATTAATTAAAAAATATCACAATGCACAACTTAAAGGCAAAGCAGAATTAGCAACAAAAATAGCGCATGAAATAGCTGACGAAAGTATTAAATTAGAAATTGCCAGCATTAAACAATTACGTAATCATTGGGTAAATAGTGGCGTTTAGCGTACAAGTTCCCCAAGAAGTTATTGATGCAAGCAAAGAATTTGTAGAACATAACAATTTGGGACATAGGCCTGATAACTCCAATGGCACAAAAGACCAGCAATTAGTTGGTGTTATTGGTCAAAATATGATGGCTTATGCTTTAGGTCAACCATTTATGCAACCATCCACAACACATGATGGCGGCGTAGATTTTGTAATTGGCCGCAAAAAGATTGACATTAAAACCATGGGCCGGACTGTTACGCCAAAATTAGATTACGTTAATAACTTAATTGCATCACAAATTAAATTTAATGTAGATGGATATGTATTTGCTAGTTTAAACACCACAAACAATAAATTCACTATCTGCGGATGGTTGCCAAAAGCAACTTTTTTGTTTTATGCAAAACATTACCCAAAAGGTACCATAAGGGAACGTAATAACAATACGTCATTTGAATTAAAAGCTGATACTTATGAGATACAAAACGAAGATTTGATTCACAAAATTTACAATTGGAATGACTTGTTTACAAGTATTCAAAAACATGACAACAAAAAATGAAAAAGAACGTTACAGAAAAATTGCTGAATTGGGATGCTCATTATGTAGGCATCAAGGCAACGAAGGAACGCCAGCAGAACTCCATCACATTAGACGAACTGGCGTTAGAAGCCGCTCGCCTATTATTCCGCTCTGTCCCTTTCACCATAGAGGAACAAGTGCCGGTATTCACGGAGTCGGCCGCAAATTTTGGGAAAAACAACACCAAATTACAGAAGAAGAACTTTTGGTACAAACCAAGGAATTGCTAAATGAGTTCTAATTTAATAATTGTTACAGGGCTTATTTATGCTTATATCTGTATTGAACAGTTTGCTAAAGGAAATACTGGATTGGCTTATATGTACGCTGGATATGCTTTTGCGAATTATGGGGCTTATTTAATGGCCAAATAACTTTACAATCGTATAGTGATAACTTTACAATTCCAGCCCATCAAATCCCATTTCAAAAGCTACCATTTTGCAACGGGTACGAAATTGCTTGGAATGATGTAACCATTTGTCACCTTTTTGCCGGTGAAAACTCATGTGAACCATTTCATGCGATAGCGTAGTAAGCATTGTGTAATAGTGACCACAACGGGCTGAACTAATAGTAATGGTATGTTCGTAATCGCCGCCTGTATCTAGCTGGTACGTTCCCATTGTTTCCGTATCGGGCACAATTAAAAACTCTACTTCTTCAGGTAACGGCATTTTCCATTTAGTAAATGGGTACAAGGTACTTAAACTTGCATAAGCATGACGTATCACTTCAGGCGTAAGTTTCATTTCCAGGTAATCCAATCTTTGTTATGTTGCTTTTGTTTTCTTTCAACATATACCGGCATACTAAATGTCAAACCATGTTCAGGATGAGTAAGCCATAAAGCTTGACGTGGTGGTTCAAATCCAAAGTTGTTGCTATAAGCGTACTCATCGTAGCCTTTAAGGCTACCGTTAACAATTAAACGTTCTAGCTGAATAAGCTGGTGCCAATGGCCCAACAACATGGTGTCATATTCCATGTCAATTTGGGCGTTCCTAGACCGTTTACGATGGTCGCCACGAATGATTGGACCTAAAGCGCCAATAACACCGTCACCCCCACGAAATTGGTCGCCATGTGTAAGTAAATACTTGTGTCCGTAGATTGAATAATAGGCATCAGGGCCATCGGGTATATGAAATTGAACACGGTTATCTTTCTCAAATCGTTTGGATAGGAATTGATACAATAACCAATCAAACGAAGTGAAATTACGGCCCTTTGCCCTGATTTTGTGCGTATTGCGCCCATGATTACCACTTACGCACGGAATAAAGACATTTCCAAACTCATTAGCCAAAGTTTCAATACACCAAGTCAATACACCAAACAAATCTATAACGGTTGGCATAATTTCCATGGAGTTTGTAGCCATTAATTCTTCATGAATATCGCCTGATACCATGTCGCCACCCAGCACAAACACAATGCCAGGGTAATCTGAATGGGCCACATGATTTTTAAGCAAATCAATGGTTTTTTCAATCATGACACGGGCGCGGTCCTGGGCAATAGCCACATTAAATTCATTTACATTATTAATTTGATTTGGGTCAACAACTTCACCCCAATGCCAATCTGAAGCAAAAAGAGTAGGAACACCGGCAACTGCTTTCTTTTTAGGCGTTTTTGTCATCCAGTTAGGGACAGACACCTTTGCCTTTGACATTTTTAAAATGACATTTTTAATGTATTCCGCAGTCAACTTATTTTCTTCTTGTGCGTTGATGCTAGATTCTAATTGCCTAATCTTATCTAAAGCTTCAAACAAAGCCGTTTTATCTTTGCTAATTGATTCAATTGTTGGCTTAATTCCGGCACTCATAGCAG